CGCAGTACTTTAGTTCTCTTTCATAACCTTTTTCTTCATCAAACCAATATATATTAGAAGATCTTATTGTTCTTGTTAAAGGTTTTTTTCTTCCTTTTAAAAAATAAGTTCTATCTTTTATCTCCCAGGTATTAGTTGGTTTAGTTTTTATTTCAGGAACTTTAACCTTAGGCTGTTCTACAACAGCTATTGTTTCTTCAACTACAGGTTCTTCAACCTTAGTTGTTTGTTTTTTCTTTGCCATAATATAATATAATAAAAATTAAAAAAAATATAAGGGCGATACAAGACCGCCCTTATAAATAAATAGTCTTACTTCATCAACATAAAGTTGTTCGCACCTTGTGTGATTAAACATCTTTCAGTTAAGAAGTGTAACTGCATTGCATCAAGCGCTGATGTAGCAGCTCCAACAGAACCAGTAACCCAAGACTTCATTCTTCGGTCATCAGTTTGAGAAGCTCTGTATCTAACGTGTAAGAAAGGTCGCTTAATGCTCTGTCCAACTGTTTGATCATAAACAGATGAAGTTCCAGCAGGAATAAGTACACCTCTAATAGCGTTAGAACCAGCAGCAGCGTTGATACCACCTCTTGTAGCTTTATCATTTAAGTATCTAAAGTCTGATTTGTAAAAGTCATAAGAACCTCTTCTAAATCCTGAGAAACCTAAATTTAATGCCATATCTTCGTCGTTGTCAAATACTCCGTATGAAGTACCTCCAGCTCCGTAAGAGTTCATTGAAGCAAGCATATCGTCTATAGCCAAGCTAGTTGTACGATTAACAAACATCATGTACTCTTCAATAGCACCTTGCTTGTCAAACTCAGCTAGTATAGCATCAAACTCAGCTAAATCAGTCGCAGCGTTAACACCAGTTACACCAGATGTTATATGACCTCTAGACTCGATAGCATCGAATAAACCTTGAGTTCCATGTAAGTCACCAGAGTAAGCAGCTGTTCCACCTTCTAAATAATCGTCAACTAAGTCATCAGCAGCAACTTCAGCTCCAGTAAAAACATCAGAAGCATCACCACCAAGTACAGC